GGTCTAGCAACAAGGCCGCGATTTGTTCTTGAAAATTCCGAGAGGCTTGGTCCGATTATTCGTGACACTCAAACCATGGAGCCTATAGAATTAGCCCCCACGTTTATAAAAACGGTTACTCCAGAAAAAAAGCTGGAGTTTCTTCAAAGGTATGCGGATGATTTAAACGCGGAAATGGGATACCCTATTACTGCCTTAGAAAGAGATGCTGCTGCTGGAGAAGCGGGTGCCGTTATACGGGAGGTGGGCGAAGAGGCTGCGCTCTTAAACCCAAGGCTGGCCGTTGCACAAGAAGAACTATCTGTTGCGCGAACTCAAGCACAAAATTCATGGGATGCTATTACAGCCACACGAGAACCAGAAACTCTTTTAAGGACTATTCTGCCAGAAATAAATAAAACATACACGGCTGCTAGAGCTAGTGCCGACAAATTATTTACTGACGTTACGAATGCCTTTACACTGCGAGGGAAAACACCTTTAAAAAGGATTCCTCCTAGCTACAATCAGTTTGATTTAACTCCTTTATTCCGTGGTACAACAAAACTTGAGGCAAAGAATAAGAAGAGTTTAGTATCAGACCTTGACAAAGCTGTTGGGGGTCCAGGAGAATCCGCTAGTCAAGCAGAAAGCATGGTACGCGCTGCTCTTACGGAAACACCAACGGTTGTTGGTGGACGAACTGTTCTAACTCCAAAAACCATAACGTATCAAGAGTTAACTGATACAATTAATGGCGTAAATGAACTTTTTAGACTTCCACGATATAGTGAAGGCGCTGCAAGAGAAGTCTTAACTAATCTTAAAAATGGTTTGATTAATATTCGGGATAAAAGATTTGCAGCTATAGACAAAGCTAATTTATCTTCGGCTAATAGAGAAGCAGGAATGGGCCTAGCTTCAAACTATAAGGCTGCTGAAGTGTCGTGGGCTAATTTTGATAATATCTGGCGCGAAAGCACTTTAGCTGCGGTAACCAAGTTTGGAAAAAAATCCACTTTAGGATATACGGCAGAACAGGCGGCAAAAGACTTCTTTCCAGAAGGCAACAATATCTTACAAGGAAGAATAATCAAGGCTGTTTTATCGTCTAAAAACCCTGTTGCAAAAGAAATTCTACGCGGTTTATTTAGGGTAAAATTTAGAAATTCTGTTGCTAAACCTGTTGAGGCAGATGCGCAGGTGGCCGGTGTAGGTGAGGTCACTCCAGGTGTTGTGGTCACAGCCCCTCCTGTCAAAGTTGGGAAATTTTTAGAGGACAATAGAGGTGCTTTTAATAAATTATTCACTTATGCAGAAAGACAAGAATTTGAAAGTGTCGGCCTTTTAAGTAAGACGGCACAGGATCAAGCAACAAAAACCGCTGCTCTTCAAAACGCGGCTGAAAAAGCAGGTGTTGAGTTAACTGACGCAAATATAATTGGTGTGCATGGTCTTGTTGAACCAATGATGTCTCTTGAAAAAGCAGGTGGGGCCAGTTATATTAGAAATATACGAGATATTATATTTCGAAATACAGAAAATAATCCTGCCGCATTACAGGCTGCTCGTCAACGATGGGACGCTGTAAGGTATGCTGGCGCAGAACGTATGATTTTTGGCGAGGCTGATTTAACGGCGGTAGGTACCCTTGAACGCATAAGTGATCCTGGAGCAATATTGAAAAATATAAAAGCACTTAGAGGATCTTATGAGGCTCTGGTAGGTGAACAACAAGCAAAAGATGTTAAAATGCTTTTGAACAGGTTTAGTACAGCATTTGACAAAATACGAAGACCTGCGGGTGCGAAACCGAGTACGGTTTGGGCAACCACAGCATCTGTTGTTGGTACGTTAGTTAGACCTATTGTGGGTGTTTTGAATAGACGAGCAATTACGGCAACCGCAGCAAGAAACTTATTTACCATGAGCCTTGCTGATAAGTTTAAAATTGCACTGCTTAATCCACAGGCTACTGCAAATTGGGTGAAGATGGTTCGTAGTCTTAAAAAAGGAGAAGACGCAGCACAATTAGTTGGAACCGCCCTTGGTTATGATTATTTTAATGAAGAAGGTGAGTTGTGGAAAACTGTTTTAGACTCACTCCATTCTGGTCCTAAAGAAGCAGCGTATGAAAAACGTATCTATGCTCGTTCGCCAGAATATCAAGAAACGGTTGGTGCGGAAGTTCGGCGTGGGCAAAGCCCTGCTCCAAAACCCCCGCTGCATTTCCTTAAAGAGTGGGATGCTGCATTAAGGCAAGAGGTTCCTTGGTTGAATCAGGTAAGCGGTGCTCTTCAAACAAGGCCCCAGGATCAACCACCCCCGCAAGCTGCTGCACAAGCTGCTCAGCCAACTACCGCGTTATCTACAAATAGGGGGATTGCTTCCCTGCCTACTGGCCGTAATATCCCTACCGGCACTGAAGTGCTACGGGAAGACGAACTAAGTAAATTAGTTCGCGGGTTCAACAAAGGCGGTATCGTTAATGCAAGGCCGCGTCGTCAAATAGTGTTGTGATGAATATAAAGCGAGCAATGCTAATACTGGCTTTGGTGGCAATAGCTGTAACTGCGATTATTATGTTGACAAATGACATGAGATGTACGCCGCCTTGTATTTAAATGACAGAAGAACCAAAAGCGCACAAAGAAGGATTAACGGCGCACGAAAAGGCCACGATGACGTGGCGCTGGACGGCGCTGATTATATACCTATTGATATGCTTTTATGATTTTATGTTTGTGCCGATATGGTATGGAATCAACCGCCCTGATATAAGTTTATTTATGGAAATTATCAACAGCACCCCAGAACCAATGGTTCAAATGGAATTGATGAAGAAACTTACAGGGCAGCATAATCCGTTCACGTTAATGGGGGGCGGTTTATTTCACTTGGCGTTCGGCGCTATATTAACAGGTTCAGCTTTTGCTTCGGGTAAGAAATAAATGAATTTAGATGAGATAACCCAGACACTAAAACGCCATGAGGGCGTTCGTCAGTACGCCTATAGATGCCCCGCAGGTTATTGGACCATAGGTGCAGGCCGCAACGTTGATGAAACGGGTGGCCGTGGGTTGAGCGATGATGAAATAGACTACCTGCTGCAGAATGATATAAAGCTGTCTATAGACGAGCTGTCTGGAGCCTTTTCCTGGTTTGAGGAATCACCAGAGCAAATTCAGGGTGTGCTCGTCAACATGCACTTCAACATGGGGATGCCTACCCTGCGTAAATTTCGCAACATGCTAGACGCTATGGAACGACAGGAGTACAGCCGCGCAGCCGAAGAAATGATAGATAGCAACTGGGCTGATCAAGTAGGCAACCGCGCCCTGGAATTAGCTGACATAGTGCGTGATTCTTAAACAAGCCATTCACGCCACGCCTCGCCCATGACGGCGGTGGCTAGGTTTATCTTCTTTCTTAATGCTTTGACTATCTTTTCGTCGACGGTCCGCTCAGCCAGAATATCGATGTAGGTTACCCTATTTACCTGACCTATGCGGTGTGCCCGATCCTCGGACTGCATACGGACCTCAAGGTCATATGTGTTGGAATAGTACACTACGGTAGCCGCCTGCGTAAGAGTAAGCCCGTAGCCCCCCGTACGGACCTGACCAACGAAGAAGCGGCAGGGGTGGTTTGGGTCTTGGAAGTTGGCAACAAGGCGCTGCCTGTCGTCGTCAGATGTTTCGCCAAAATATGTTCCATAGCTGTCGCTGCCGTATGCCTTTCCCAAGGCTTTGCTGATTTGCTTTATGTCGTAGATGTAGTTGGCCCAGATTATGGCTTTACCACTGGTTTCCTCTAAGACAGCAAGCAGCTCGTCTATGCGATTATTGGGCAGTTCCTTGAAGGTACCGTCGTCAAACTTGGCATAGCCGCACGTCACCTGCTGTAGACGCAATAGCTGTGTAATCACGTTTGTAGTTGTTATGTCGCCGTCTTCAAGGGTTGCGATGGCCCACTTTTTAAGATCGGCGTATACATCCTTTTGTTCCTTGGTTAATTGAACCGTGCGCCGTATGTAGACTTTTTCCGGTAGGTCTAGGCAATGTTCCTTCAACACCCTAAAGCTGAATTTATTTAGGGTCTTGTTTAGTTCTTCAAGGTTCTGGTACCCCACCACCTGTTGAAATGAGTGCGTAGCAACTGACCGCTGCTGTATGATTGCGTACCGTGAGCGGAATGAGAAGTACGACGAATACCCTAGGTACACAGGGTCGAGGAATTCGCACTGTGCGTACAGGTCAAGCGGTGATTTGGTAACGGGTGAGCCGGTTAAAATTCGCCTATATTTGGCTAAAAGGCTCAGTTTCAAGATGCTTTTGGTTCGTTTGGCCTTTGGGTTCTTGATGGTGGTGCTTTCGTCAACGGCCATAAGAGCTTTGTGGGCGTTCAAAAACTTCCCAGCAAACGCTGCACCTTTCTTGGTGCTGAGTGCTTCAACGTTCATTATGAGAATTTTAAGGTCTTCGTTGGGATATTCAAATAGAGTATCCAGTATCCTTTGTTGCGTTTTGGTATTGGTAGGATTCCACACCACCATGTTTACCAGTATATGATCAGGCAAGTGGATTGGAAGTTCATTTGTTTCCCAATTACGATAAACTCCCTTGGGCGCAATAATTAAAGCTGCGTTGATGTAACCACGGTCGTACAATACAGCTATGTTGTCTATCAATACTTTAGATTTACCTGTGCCCATTTCCATGAACAAGGCATATTCCTTGCGTTCCCACGATCTATTCAAAGCTGTACGTTGGTGTTCATACGGCTTTGTCTTGAACGGATAAATTAATTCTTCCACGCTTGTCTCCTTTCTGTTAATATTTTACCCTGTATAAAGGTAGTGAACAAGCCATATAGTTAGTTTGAACAGTTCGAAGTATAGGGTGTTCCATCCAAGTGCTCTAATAGGCCAATATTCTAATAGGGTTTGCTAATAGTTCAATGTTTATAAGAGGTTAACCCCTATTAGAACGCTATTAGAAGTTTACATGGTAGCGCATGCTCCTAAACGACGCGCGCGCAAGAATCCGCAGTTTACTTATGTTTTTCTACTCAGATTACTTTAGGCTTGTTTCCACCGCGCCAATAGGGTACATGGTTATAGCGCATAAACGCAGTAGAAAGAAGAAAGGTGAATGCATGACCGTGTATGCTGTTCAAGAAGAAGCCCCTGGGCAAAATATTCTTACGGCACGTGATTATGGCGACATTGTGTACCTGCTTCCTCGGGGGCAAGTTACCTTTAGTGCATCGCCTACGCTACAGCGTTTAAAACGTAAGTTGCGCGAATACTGTGATGAGGATTTCTTGCTTTTGATAGGTGACCCCGCTGCCATTGGTATGGCTACTGCGGTTGCAGGTGATTACAACCGTGGTCGTGTTCAGTTTTTGAAATGGGACCGCCAGGAAAAGCAATACTATCCTATAAAGTGGGACCTACATGAGAAAGGAGAAGATAGTGTCTGACCTTGAATTAGCAAAAACCTCACTAGCTGAGGTCATGGAAGGTTTTAGTAATTTAACCGAACATGAGTCACAGGAGTTACGGGAGTTGTGTGAACGGTTGGTGCAGTTGCGTGATTTGGAAGAATTAGCAACGGATACATTAAAAAGTATCAAAGCCGCTTACCGTAAATACGCAAAGGAATTAGTGCCCGATGCTATGGATGAATTGGGCATGCAGTCATTAACCACTTCTAACGGGGTGGATATAACCATAAGTGATGACCTGCACGTGCATATAACTGAAGCCAAGAAGCCGGAAGCGTTTAATTGGCTGCGGGACAACAACCATGAAGACATAATTAAAAATCAGGTGGTTGTATCGTTTAACAAAAATGAAGATAACGTGGCCGGTGCCTTTTATAGCGATGCCGTATCTGGTGGCCACGATGTACAGCGTAAAGAAACAGTACACAACGGAACGTTACGGGCGTTTGTACGCGAAATGCGTAACAAGGGTATTCAGGTACCCGTAGAAACGTTTGGCGTTTACGAAGGGCGTATTGCAAAAATCACCTCTTACAAGGGAGACTAGCTTATGGCTAAAGAAGCTCAAGCCGTTCAAAAAACAGAAGAAGCTACC